CTATTTGTTTAAAACCTCTTCAAAGCGATAATAAATGTGCATGAAAATCCTACGTTCGAGGGTTTCACTTGCACCTATGAAAGGACGCGCCGGTATATTCTGCCTGATCTTTCTGGTAAATGCCTTTACTTTAATTGTACCCACCCGAACCCGACCATATTCAATCCTGGTACTTCGTTTAAATGACTTTCGTGAGGCAATGCCAAACTTGGTTTTTGCCCGTTCGTGAGCCTTTACCCGTTGGTTTATTGTACCCTTAAAACCGTCATTCAAAGCTTGAGCATAACGAACATCGGTACCAATTACAATGAGCGATTGAGTAACCAATACTTTGCGAATGCTTCTTTTCAATCGGCCTTTATCTACCAGTAACGTCTGGCTTCGCTTCTTACCTGGGCGTTTCTTAGATCGTTCTTTCCAGGGCTCGCGTGTTTTGTCGAGCCATGCCTGATCCCGAAAGCGTTCTTTCGTAAAATTTACAGCAATGATGGCAACTTCATTGGGGATACGGTTGTAAACATCGGCAACCGCATCCATTTTCTTTAAAAACTCGCGTAGTCCGGTTACTTCAGTCATTACATTGTAGTTTCAGCAGACCTAACGACACGCAGGAACATTTCGGTTAAGAACCGTTCAAGCTGATCTTTACTCATTCCATTCACTTCCTGATTGGTTGGGTTAAAGTTCTTTATCATGCTATCGATATTGATAGTAATGCTCTTTGTTTGAGAGCCTGATGCAATTGATTGTACCGTATTGGCCGTTGGATTTGTCGGTTTGCCTGGTTTGTTAGGATCATTAACGGGAACCCCGGAAAAATCGCCTGAACTTTCGGTTTCCACCTTGATCCGTTGCTTTATTTCAGCTAAATCAGGCATTTTGAACGTTGTTAATTTGTCTTTAACACCCTTGAAATTGAGGGTTAAAACATCGTACATCATGCCTCCTATTTGCTTAATAAAGTCGTAAATCCACATTAAGTATGGCCTTATTTTATTGTACAGGCCAGTAAAACCGCCTTCTATACCGGTTATTTTACCAATCAGGATACCAATTCCGTCTATAATGCCCCAAATTACACTCCAAATACCTTTAGCCAAATTCCAAAAAAGTTTTAGAGGCATCCATGATATTTGCCCAATTGCAACAAAAGCAACTCCAAGAGCCTTGATGCTATCCCTGAAAAGCTCATTTGTGCGCCATAATTCTTTAAGATAGTTGATAATTCCGAGTACTTTTTCACCAATTGAACTGATAATTGGCAGAAATATCTCACCAATTTTAATCATTTCGACCTTGAGCGCATTCTGAACAATATGCCAGCTTTCCAATGGTGTAAGTGAGTCTTTATATGCGCGTTCCAAAGCTCCCTGACTATTGGTTACTTCATCGATATACTTTCGAAGTTTGTCGGCATCTTGTGTCGACGCTGCAAAAAATGAAGCAGCTTCACTGTCCATGCCTAAAGCACCGTAAAAATTGGCCCGTGATAAATCGGATAGACCGGCAGTCTTTTTATTGAGCAAATCAATAATGTCGATCAGCGGTTTGATCTTTCCTTTAGCATCATACAGGTTAATGCCCATCTTTTTAAAAGCTGCAATTCGGTCTGGATCGGCCAGTGCCTTCATGGCATTCTGTGTAAGCGTGGTGGCTCGTTCAGATGTTTGTCCCTGGGCTGTTAAAAAAGCAAAAGCAGCCGCGGTTTCTCCCAATGCAAAGCCAGCATTACGGGCCATAGGAATAATCTTTGGAAGATATTGCGCTATCTCCTTAAAATTGGCATTACCTGCTTTGACGGTCTCAAACAATACATCGTAAACGTAATTGACATCGCGCCCAGAGGAGTTCATAACAGATACAGCCGCCATTGCTGTCGTTTCGATGTCAGCAAAACCGGCTTTGGATGCGCGTAGCGTCGGTTCGAGCGCGTCAAGCGACGTTTTAACATCGAGACCTGCCGATATAATGCGGTTGAATGCCTGGGGAACTTCTTCGAGCGGTGCGACGTTTCGGCCACCAATTTCGAGCAGCTTAACAGATAAGCCTCCAAGTTCCTTTTGAGTTAAACCGGCTGTAACATTGATTTCAGCTAAACCTTCGTGCCACTTATTAGCCATTGCAGTGAACTTGAAAATAGCTGCACCCGCTGCTAAAGCAGCTACGGTAATAAGTACATACGGATTGGTGAGCATACTCAATGCGTTACTTACACCAGGAACGCGCTCCTCAATGGCATTAAAAAGCTCTAAGTTCTTTGTCTTAAAAGCATCTAGTTTAGCCTGCATGGCTCCGGTTGCTTTTGATACCTGTTGTTTGGCCTGATCTAAACCAAGCTTTAACTTGTTTTTCAGATCGATAAGTAACTGTAGTTTTGATACACCGTTTGCCATTGTAAAAAGTTGTATGTTTGTGTTATTAAAAAACGTTTGAGGGTTTGAAGCGGGGGTTAATGCTTGTTTTTAGCAACCTCTTCGAGATCACAATATCCTTTACAGGACTTCGGGACACCTTCAAACGTTTTTTGCATTTATAAGCATTCCTGTTCTCAACTTCGAATCATCAACTTTCTGTTGATACCATGTTTTAATCTCAAGCGCATCGTTGGTCACTTCGCAATCGACAGTTAATACCTGATCGTTGTAAAACTTGATGTACCGTAACTGTTCTTTGTCGCCTTTTGCATAGTTGCGCAGGTACATTTCGTCGGGCGACGTAAGCACGTCGGATATATGAGGGAATAACTGATGACGCAATTCATTATCGGTAACATATTTGCCTTTGGTATGCTGAGCAAAAGTATTTTCCTTGATGATGAGCTTACGCTTCAGGTAGTCATCGAAGCCCATAGCCTTGTAACTTCCGGTACCGGCGTTATCACTGAACAGTTCGCCAACGTTGTCGGGCGTGATTGTTTTATCCAGCTTCAGCGCGGTTAAACCATCTATATCCTTCCATTTTTTGAGGCCATAGTCGGTAAACGTATAGTCGTTTATTGGTTTGCCGAATGACTTTTTGCCTTTAGCATCCTTCAGAGTTCCGAGGTACATCTGGTTTTGCTGGAATACAACACCGGCATCGGCACGGTTAATGCCATACATTTCGCGCTCTTTGGCTGATGCAAACGCCAACTGAACAGCATCGTTACCTGTCATCAGCTCTTTGCCTGGTTTGCCTAAGTGCTGGTTGCCTTCGCACCGGCATTCTATTCCGTTTGGTGGCCATACGCGACGGGCTTCGACATCATCAAAATAAAATATACGGCCATCGAGCGCGGCGTGTCCTGGTCGAACATGGTCATCACCGGCAGTTTGGTACTGCCATGTTTTAACCGTATTCTTTTCGCCCATAAACTCAAACCAACGGGCCGATGTTTGACCGGTTGCGATCGCAAAGTTTCGCTCAACACTCAAGTGCGTCTCGTTGAACAGCGAGTTGACCTTTTTGGCTTGGGCAATGAAGTCAGCTTCAGAACGGATTTCGTTCTTTTCTTTGTCAATCAGCAAACCATTAATGAGTACAACTTCAGCGCGTGTTTTGGCATCGGCAAAGCGGAAAAGGTTCATTTCCATTGCTGCCAGTGCGCGGTGATCCGGAGCGTTCCAGTTTATCTCTGTGCGGCGGTTACCCCATCCAGAAAATAATCCGTCGCGAATGTCTTCAGCCACACGTTTCGACTTCAATAACCGCTGTCGATCGGCTTCAGTTATTTTATCGTTGTACAGAAAGGAGGCTATTTGTTGATCGAAAACGTCGAGTTCGTCGAGTAGCGATTTATTGGACGTTGCGGCTGACGGATTGCTTCGCTGTGCTCGCAATGACGGTGTAAAATAGTCGGGCAGATCGATTCCATTAGCCACCGCCAATGCCCGCGTAGTGGTGGCATTATTAAAAGACTGGCCAGGATTAGCAGGAGCGGCGTTTTGTTTTACACCAGTGATAGGGATGTTGAAAGTTTTGGCGATCCACTCAACGCCTTTATCATCAAACTCGAACTTTTCAGCGGCATCGCTTACGATCTTCCAGTGTTCGCTCAGGCTTAGGCTTTCAGTTTCGTCGTACTGAAAAGCCATTTTGGTATTATCGAACGGGAAACCGAGCAATTGAAGTACCGGAAACAACTGATCGTTGACCATGAACGTAAAGAAACGCTTATCAGCAACGGCAATCTTATCATCGAGCGTTCGCTCGTGAACTTCAGACTGGCTTCTTGAGCTACCGTTATCAGAAACCATTGTACCTCCGAGGAAGCGTTTGCTAATCTCATTGTTATGGAATGCTGCCTGACCTTCGTACACACCTTTTACATTACCACGGTTTGCCAGATCGTGAACATCGACCGTAGTGCCAGTTGGTAAAACAGCCTGAGCAGCTTCGCCCATTTTTTTGAGCATGGTCTCGATACGTGCAATGTCCTGTTTATTGGCGGTTGTAGCTGTTATCAGCGGCATTCCGAACTTTTCGCCAAACTCAGCCCATGCCTGGAGTGCGTTTTTCTTCCAAATCCAGTTGGGTACAACGTCGTTTAAAATGCCAAAGTCGGAGTGGTGAATAATGCCAATTACATCTTTCTCAAGTGAAAGATCAATGTACCTGTCGCCACTCACCTCAGTGTATAACCGGTTGTTTTGTGGGCAAATGTTCCGTCGTGGTATAAAAACTACCTGAATTGAATCGCCGTTGCGCAGAAATTGCAGGTATGTATATTTTTTATTGATGGAATCGAGCGCATAATCCATTGCGTCGAAAAACCACTTTTTATTCAGGAAGTTGGTTTGCTCCTCAAGCTGTTCGCCTGTCTTTTTGTCAACCACATAAAACCGGTGATTAGTTGTTGACATTTTGCGCGTGTCTATTACTGATGCCAGGTGAGCATCAATCATGTCATCAAAAATATCCTGCAACAAATACCAGCGCGGGTTATCTATACTTTCGGTGGCGGTCATAGCATCGCGCCACTGGCGGACTTGTTTGCGCGAACGGTCTTTAAACTCACCAACAATTTTGTTGATAATGGCCAGATCGGTTTTAGTCACACCAGTTGCCACATTGGTTGGCTGTTCGGTTTTAGGTACTTCCGTACTTTTTGAACGTCCAAAAAAATCTTTAATGCCCATTTGAAATAGATTTAATATTTATGGTCGATGGGCTCACGGCCCCAAATGCGTACTTCAGAATACTCTTCGCCGGTGGTGTTATCGGTAATTACCGGAAGATCGGCAGTGGTTGAACCATTGCCCACATCCTTTAGCCAATCAATGGCATCCTGGTATCGGGCTGCGCGATGCTCCGGAAGGTCTTTCATTCCGGTTTGGCTGTAGAGGTGATAAAGAGCGATGTCGATGGTAATGGTTACAATCCACTGATCTCGGCTATCGATTTGCTCACCTACACCCTGTGCCGGTGGTAATAGTGGTGCGAAAATGAGAGCGCAGTCGTACCGTTTGCCAATGCGGTTTTTGATTTGCGATATGGCTGTTTGTTCGGCCCTTACCAGTTTGGCTGAACTATACCAGTCGGTTGGTGCAGTGAGCAAACGGATGATCTCCTGTTTAATCTGCATTGCGTAATCGGTTTCTAAAATGAATCGTGCCATTAGAATCTATTGTTTTGATAGTTTGACCTGGGAATTATTTTGACATCGAACTTTTCGACGAACGTTACTTTATTCAATTTGGCTATTCCAGACTGTAGCATATCGGGGCCGTCGTCGTTTGCGCCACTTCCTTTCTCGAAGGCTAATAGCTGGTCAATCAGGTTAACTTGTCCCTGGTATGCTTTTTCTTCCTCGTTGAAGAATATATTGAGCCTCTCGAAATAACCCGCCATGCTTTCAATACGGTCATATTTGTTTCCCTTCGTCTCTTTGTCAGCAACCACAGGAATGTAATAGCCCCTGTTGTCGCCTTCCAGGTCGAAGTCATTTACAAATTCATCCTGGGCGAAAAGTCCCTCAATGAAATATTGAATGTTGCATTTCTCCAATCGCTTCTTTTCGTACAAATCGTAAAGCCATGATGCACAAATAGCCCTTGAAGTTTGGCGTACAAATGAATGAATGACGTGAAACTCACGTCCGGTTTTACCAATCAAGCCTAATGCTTTGTAGTCGCCTTTGTCTTTATATGAAAGGTCACCATACATGACAAGTGCGTCATATCGGTGTAACGGAAGCATTTTCTTGTGCTGAATCCACTCCGGATTGAATATGGTTCCGTCAACCAAAGGTGTGCACATGTATTCGCGCATCCAGGAGCGATATGGTGTTGATGCCCGTTTTTCGCGCCAGTACTGTGATGTATATTTGGCTGGCCATGATGGCGTAAAGTTGTCATCCAGAATTGCTTTTATCTTAAAGTGATAGAATTGTTTTTGCAATCCTGAAGCTTTGGCTTCTTTGTTAGCAATAACCGACAATTCAATCAGTTTAGCCATGATTGAATTTTTATGGATCAGGTTGTTATTGAAAACAAAGCGTTCATGACCTTTATCGAAGCAGCCCCAAAGCGTACCGGTAATGTAATCAACAGCCTCACGGATCAGCCTGTCATTATTACATCGTTTGAGGGTATCAATATCATCGCAACCAATGTAGTCTGGACGGTGTTCACCGTTGCGAAGACCTCGCGGGTCCTGACCAAAACCTAACGCGCGAAAATGAACCCCGTCTTTAGTGGTGAAATTACCTTCAGCCCAATCGCCATGTTTAAACTGGTTGCCGTAATCGTTAATAAGCCGGTTGTTGTACTTGAGGTTTGCCTGAATATCCGACAGCAACCTTATGGCTTTATCTTCATTCTCACCAATAAGCAACATGAACCAAATTTCTTTCTTTGCCAATGCCAGGAATAAAGGAATTCCGAGCATCGTATGAACTGATTTTGCTGATCCACGGAAGGCATCATTTAACACCTTTACAATCGGATTGAAAATGATAGTGTCGGATATTTTTTCGTGAAAAGGTGCACTTTCACAGGTAGCGTATTCAGGAAAATAGTATTCGAACCATTTGATATAAGTCTTTTCCAGCCTCTTGATTCTTTTGAATTTCTCATCGGCTGATTCACCAATATCAACGTAAGCAGCTTTATGTATGCGCTCACAGTGCAGTTCGTATTCACGTAGTATCTTATCGTAGTTAATTGCCACTTTCCAACTGAATTTTGTAGATTAAAAACATCTTGTGATACATGGTCATATCGGCTGCTAGTTTGGCATCTTTAGTACTGAGCCAGTTATCAAACTCCATAAGTATATCACGACAAACCGACGGGCTTGCCTTCTGGCTCATGTAATCGTATGCCTTCATAACTTTGCTTAGTGAATCGGCATCAATGGCCTTCTGCTCGTTGCCGTTTTCGTCTTTCCTGACATCTCCTTTGGCTATACGAACGGCTTCTTTAAGCAGGATTTTCTTTAGTTCTGTTGGGCCAGTATCAAATAAATCGCGGGTTTCTTCCCATAGGTACTTATCGCGCCAGGCGTAAATCGTTTTGATGTCGCGATTCAAAGCTTCAGCAATTGCCTCCGGAGTCCATTTCTTTTCACAAAACAAGGTTTCTGCGTGACTTATTTCGGCTGGAGATGCCCGCTTCACCTGCTGTTTGACCTTCATTTTCTTAGCCATTTTGAACAGTTTTTAAATCCAAAATTAGCAGCAGTATGCGCGACTTAATTATTGTAAATAAATGGGTTTTATTATTCAATAAAATTCATTGATAGTACTATAAAGTGCATACAATACAGGTAGTACAGCATGTTTAAAGCTCCTATAAATTAGCCGAAAATTGCGGGATAGAGCAGTTGGTAGCTCGCGGGGCTCATACCCCCGAGGTCGCTAGTTCGAGTCTGGCTCCCGCTACAAACTTTGGTGAGAGAAAGGGGAAAGATGCCGCCCGAAAACCTATACTGCCAGGCTTCCAATGTGAGGATAGGGCGGCATTTTAAAAGTTCAATTTTCACGAATTAAAACGAATTGCACGGATTATGGCACTTATTAAGAGGTTGAGTAAAACGCAGGCTGAGGTTAAGATGTACGGATCGATTGGCGGTTGGTTTATCGACGGTCAGAATTTCACTTCGATACTGGATCAACTGGAGGCCGATGGTGTAACAGAAGCAACATTCAGGCTTCACTCATACGGCGGTACCGTGATGGAAGGCGATGTAATTGGCGGTGCTTTTGCACGGTCGACCATGAAAATAAACATTATCATCGACGGCATTGCCGCTTCGATGGCCTGCATGATCTTACCTTATGTGCCTGTTGAAAACATTTCGATTGCTGCCAACGGATTCGGAATGATACACCGCCCAACCAGTGGAATGGGTGGCGATGCTTCGGCTCACCTGGCTGAGGCAACTATACTACTGAAAATTGAAGGAAACTTCCTTAAGACACTCGCGCAACGCACAGGCAAAACCGCCGATGAAATAAAGGCATTGTTTTTTGATGGTCAGGATCATTGGTTGAGTGCCGATGAAATGATTGAATACCGGCTTGCAGGTAAAAAAATAGAATCGGTTGCCAGCATTGCCGCTCTTGATAAGAAAACCATTGAAAACATGGGCGAAGAGGCTATTTACAACCAGTTTGTAGCCAGTGCCAAAGAACATTTTTTACCTAAAAATAGTGATACAATGAAAAAAGAATTGATTGCAGCCTTTGGGCTGGTTGGTGTTACCGAAGAAAGTTCGGACACTGCTGTACTTGCTGCTTTACAGGCAAAGTTTAAAGAAAACAGCGACAGGTTAACCGCTTTGGAAACTGAAGCGAAAACCAAAAAGACTGCCGCCATTAAAGCTGCCCTGGATACGGCACAAACTGCCGGTAAAATTACCGCTGAAACCCGCCCGACTTATGAAGGCATTGGCGAAGCCAGTGGTATTGAAGTATTGAACACCGTATTGTCCGGATTGGGAACCAAATCGCCAATTACAAACGTGATCACCGGAGGCAAAGGTTCAGGCACAGGTGCAGATGACCAGACAAAAGACTGGAATTGGTATCAGAACAATGCTAAAAAGGAGCTTGAAGAGATGCCAAAAACTAATCCAGACCAGTTTAAAGCACTGTACAAAAAAGAGTACGGAACTGATCCGGTTATTGAGTAGCCCCTAAATCCCCTAAAGGGGACTTGTAAAATAGTATTGATTTTGAATAGTTTAAAGTTTAAATAAAAGTTTAAAGTTGAAGTAAAATGAAAGCGAAATTTGTAATGAGTGTGTTATTTTCGGCAATTATAGCCCTGATGATGGGCAGCGGTTTTGCATACGCCGTTGAGTTGCCAGCATTGGCGTTGCCAGCTTCGGGCGGGTTATTTGCCTTATCGTTTGTGCATTTACCTCAGATTGGCGGTATTGCTATGGCTACCGTGTACCGCGAGGTATGGGAAAAAGAGGTTACCAAATCGACTGATGCAGCGTTGAAAGATACATTTCTGGACGGAATACCGGATAAAAGCCAGTATGTAACCGGCGACGGCGAAGTGTATTCCATTAATAGTGTTTATTGGGATGTTGAGCCAGACGTGTTGATTAATAATACCACTTATCCTATCGAAATTCAGGAATTAAACGGCACACCTTATGCCATTACCCTGGATAAATATCAGACCAAAGCTACTCCGATTACCGATGATGAGTTGTTTGCATTGGCTTACGACAAGATGGCGACTGTAAAAGACAGCCACAAAAATGCATTGGTTAAGAACATGCTGAAAAAGGCAATCCACTCATTGGCTCCGGCAGGCAATACTGTGAATACTCCGGTATTACTTACCACAGGTGCAGCAACCGCTGACGGTACACGCCTGCGTTTGAAATGGGATGATATTGTTGCTTTGCGTGAGGCTTGGACAACTGCCGGTTTCTCACTTGAAGATTTGCGCCTTGTATTGTGTAATGCTCATGTCAACGATTTATTGTTGGCAGATACAGCCTTTAAACAGTCGTATGCAAACTTCAAAGATGGTATTATTACCAACCAGCTTGGTTTCGAGATTCGCGAATATGCCAATAACCCTTATTACAACGTAACAACGAAGGCTAAACTCAGCTTCGGTGGTGTTGTAACTTCCGATCACCGTCAGGCTTCTGTTGTGTTCAACAAGATGCTGGCCCGTAAAGCATCCGTACCGGCTAAAATGTTCTTCTCTGAAGCTAAAACAGATCCGTTGAATCAACGGAACCTGATCAACTTCAAAAACTACAACATTGTGATGCCTGCCCAGGCTCGCGAAATTGGCGCAATTGTATCTGGTAAACCTGCATAGGTTTCCTAAGAGCTAAGCGGCTGGCATGAGCAATTGTGCCAGCCCATTCATAAATCTTAATCAAAAAAGTACGACATGGAAATCACGAAAGATAAGTTACAGGAAGGCCGCGAACTTGCCAAAAAGCACGGTTTCAAAAAGCTTTTCCTGAACGAAAAAGGTGAGTTTTTTACCGACAAGGGACTGGCTCTGATGAGCGTTGAACGCAATGCGGATAAAGTGGCTGAAGTGCCGCTGGCAGGCGGAGGCGAAGGCGAAGAAAAAGGCGAAGGCAAGGCAACCAATGACCTGGCTAAAGCTGCTGATGTGATTGCTGCTATTGAAGCCGCTGAAACTCATGATGCTGTTGTAGCAATACTAGATGCTGAATCTGCTGGTAAAAACAGAAAAACGGTAATAGATGCTGGCAACAAAAGACTTGAGGCAATTGCTGAGGCTGCTCAAAGCCCAAAGGACAATGTAACCATTGAAGCTATTGAAGCCGAAACGGATCAGAAAGCTGTTGAAGCGTTGCTGAACCTTGAAAAAGCAGGAAAAAACAGGCCGGAAGTAATTTCCGCTGCTGAAAAGAAACTTGAAACCTTTAAAAAAGCTGAGTAATGAGCTTGAGAGGTGTACAAATAAAAGAAGGTAAAATAGGTGCAAACATCCTGGGCGACTCCCGCGAGTTTGGACTTATTGGTAATGGTGTTGCCGTGGCTGGTAAAGCAGCCCTGGCAACGCATTACGTGCTTAGCCGCGTTGCCGATGCTGAAGCATTGGGCATTGATGCGGCCTACGATACTGCAAACTCGGTGAACCTGTACCGCCACATTGCTGAATTTTACCGCATGGCTGGCGAAGGCCGTAAGCTTCATTTGATGATCCTGGCACAAACAGTAATGCCCGATGAAATTACCGAACAGGCAAAAAATCTGGTTGTTGCTGCTGATGGTGCGATAACCGACCTGGCTGTTGTATTCAATCCGGCTGCCGAATATGTTGAAACGCTTGTTGATGGTATGAATGCTGATATTTTAGCCACTATTCCTATTCTACAGGCTTTAGCCGATTGGGCCGATGAGCATGATATGCCGTTGCATTGCATACTCGAAGGCCGTGGAATCAGCGATACACCAAACGTGTTGACCGATTTGCGCGACATGGAGGCCGAATACGAAAAGGTTACCGTTGTTGTTGGTCAGGACTGGAACTATGCTGACGGCTTGTGGACTTTGGGCAAAAAGTTTGCCGATGTGGGTAATTTCCTGGGCGACGTGGCCTCGCAGGCATGGAACCGTAACCCCGGCGAAGTGGCCACACAGAACCTTACCAATGCCGCATTAGGCCGGTTTGTTGTAGGCGGGTTAAGTAACCACAAAAAATACGCTGAGGTGTACAGCGAGCTCGAAGCCATGAACACTAAAGGGTATGTATTTGTGATGAAATACCAGGGCTTGAGCGGTTATTTCTGGAACGATGGGCACACCTGCGCTCCGGTAATAAACGATGCTGCCGGTAACATGAATCAGCACGAAATTTACTTCTCGCACGCCATTGATATGGCTAAACGCGCTCTGAGAGCTGCCTATTTGCCTGAAGTGAAAAAGCCTGTTGTTTTGGACGAAAACGGCAAATTACCTGCTACAATGGTTGGTTATTTCGATGCCATTGGCGACGGTGTATTTGATAGCCTGGGCACCAAAGAACTGATATCTGACGGTAAAACATCGACCGATCCAGACAGTGATTTGCTCATTGCTAAAGTTCTGAGCATTCAGTTTGCAGTAGTTCCTACCGGCTGTGTGAACGAAATTGTTGGTACAATCAACCTTAAAAATCAATAGCAATGACAAGGATTAGAAAAGGCGGTGAAGTATATAGCGCAGGCGATGTTACCGTAGCTGTTGCCGGTATGAATGACGTTAATCCGAGTTCTATCAGCTATTCGACAAGTAACCAACACGAATATTCCAGGGGAATTGCCCGAAAGGCGCGCGGCTGGCGTATGGGAGCTGAAGAGCACACTTGTAAATTGAATTTAAGCCTCGATGTCATTTCTGACATTGAACGCGCCGCTCCTGGTCACCGGTTGGCACAGATTAGGCCGTTCCCGATCAACGTAACCTATGCCAACGCCGAGAATGAACTGATTCACGACGTGATAATTGCAAAATTCAAGGATCAGGGCCGCGAAGTAACTGCTGACGGCGAACTTGAACGAGAGTTCGATTTGTTTGTGACCGATATTAAGTACAACGTACTGTAGAATACCAAAAACCGAATATTTGATTTACGAGGTAAGCCGGTTTGATTGATTGACTGGCTTACCTTTTTTAAAACTTTAAAAACACTTTTAAAAATGACATCTAAAAACTTAGAATTACCTGAAGGGATTACTCCAGCTATGGTTACTGAAGCTAAACAGAAGCATGGAGATGATAAAGTTAAATTGATTGAGTTGCCACTTGGCGACAATGAAAGTGATGGATTTAAGTCGGTATTGGCCTGTATTCCGTCGCGTTCGGTTGTTGGTCAGTATCGCCGTTTTGCTGATTCTGATCCGAAGAAAGCCGATGAAATCTTAGTAAAAGCCTGCCTTTTATCGCACAAAGAAGAGGTGTTGGCTGATGATGGTTTATTCTACGGGGCTTTGTCGGGAATAGCTGAATTGATACCCGTTAGAAAGGCTGTTGTAAAAAACTTATAGAGCAGCTACCCGATATTAAACCAATATCGGAGGCCGATAGCTGCGATGATAATGACTATTACGCGATGTTCGACGCGATGATCCGGTTTTTTTACAAAGAGAATCCGGACAAACTGAGCGACGAACAATACGCAATCAGAATAAAAGAACTGAATTGGTTGAGTGCTGAAGGTTTTCTAAGAGGGATAAAGCTTTAGTTACGGGTTACGGGTAGCGGGTTACGAGTTAAAAAGAAAAAAATGAAGTTTGATTTTGCAGGTAGGGTTAAGAATGCGTTTGGTTTTGTTGCCGCATCAGCGGCGACAAAGCTGGCGCAAACTTTATTCAGCGACGCACTGAATAAAAGCAGCCTGAATGTTGACGTACTTCCCTTGACTGCCGATTACACTTTTGACGAAGTAACACTGCGTCACGGATTGGAAACCTACCATTTTGCTTACAGGAGTATGGCCGATGAATATGCCGATGTATTTGCAACGCCGCCCATGCTCAACATGCGCCGCGCCAAAAAGCTGGTGATTACATCGGTTGACAACTCGGACATTGAGGTAGTTGAACGCTACGGCACAGAACCCTACGAAATAACCATGCGCGGCCTGTTGATTGACATGGAAAACCACCAGTTCCCGATTGATAAGCTGGCATCTATCAATACCATTTTTGAAGCAAACAGGGAATGGATGATCGACAGTGAAATACTCCAGGCTGTAGGCGTTCAGTCCATATTCTTCAGGGATGTTCAGGTTGATTTTGTGGAAGGTTACGAAGATACCATTGCTTATACGATGACCGCACGTTCGATAACACCAGTAGAATCGCAATTCGGATGATGCTTTATTTAAATATGGTGTGTAAGGTTACTATTGGCGGCATGGTTCTGGATCACGTTACCCAGTTTGAGATTTCGGAAGGGATTGCTGAGATGAGCAATACGGCCAAAATAACCATACCGGTAAATTATTCGGTAAAGAATCAGCCCGGATGGACGGTACTCGACTATATCGGTGTTGGCGATGTGGTTAAGATTGAAGCGGGCTATTACCGCGAAGGATGGAAAAGCACAGACACCGAATTTATTGGCCGCGTGAGGGAAATTGAAGCCGATTTGCCGCTGGTGATCCACTGCGATGACGAAACGTTTGATTTGCGGCGTAATACAAACACCAAGAGCTACAAGAACGCTACGCTAAAGGAAGTACTTACCGACATTATTAAAGCTCCTTTGACTTTTGATTGTCCGGATTTGACTTTAGGCCGGTTTCAGACAGACAGTGAAAGTTCGTTCCAGGTATTGCAGCGCATAAAGAATGACTACGGACTTTACAGCAGGTTGCAAAACGGTCACCTTTCGGTAAACCTGCGCGACATTGTTGCAGGTAATGACATTAAAGAAGTGCACCGCTATGTTTTGAACCCCACGACAGCGGGGCCGATGGATGCTTATTTCGTGAAGAAAAATGAACTGAAATTTAAACGAAAGGAAGATTACAAGCTTCATGTGAAAGTAAGTTCGATGGATTTGAACGGAAAGAAAATAACCGTGGAGGTTGGAAACAAAGACAAAGGAGCATCAGAACTGAAGTTTACTTATCCAGGCAAACATACCGAAAAGGAATTACGCAGCATTGGAGAAAGCATTTATACCAAACGCTGTTATAACGGTTACACCGGCACGATAACAGGCTTTGGATTGCCCCGGACACACGCCGGTGATGCTTTGGTGATTGATGACAAGGTTGAAAAGGATCGTTCGGGCAAATACCTTATTGAAAAAGTAGTGATTGCATACAACGAAAGCAACGGTTATTCGAGAGAAAATACGCTTAGCTATAAAATAGAATGAGGAATTATGAATGATGAATCTTGAATGATGAATCTTGAATGATGAATGATGAATCTTGAATGATAAATGATGAGTCTTGAATCTTGAATCTTGAATGATGAATTATGAGTGTGAAAAACAGGCCTATTTTGAACGCAGTTGTTTTAGTGTACAATTCATCGTTTACGACAAAATAGTTGATTGTGGATAGTTTTAAAGTGGTTTTAAAGTAAAAGAGATGGATGAGTTGGAACAAGCTGTTGAGTTGGCACTGAAAAAGATTTTTGGAGGGATGCAGGTGAAACAAATTTTAACCGGTATTGCCCGAAATGTGGATGAGCTGACCTGTGAGGTTGAACGTGACGGTTCGCCCACTCTTTTAAATGTTCGGCTGAACGCGATTGATGATAACCTAGAGAGTTTCTTCACGGTTTATCCGGCTGAAGGATCGGCGGTACTGGTGGCCATTATTGAAAACATGAAAACCGAAGCCGTTGTGATTAAATGCTCGGAAGTTTCGGCGGTAAAAATGAAGATTGGCGACATGACTTACCTGGCGAATAAAGACGGTTTTGTTTTTAATGCCGGTGAAAACGGCGGTTTGCTGAACATTAACAAGATGGTTGACTGGATGAAAGATGTGAAAGCGGATATGACGGCTTTGAAAGCATTACTGAAAACATCGCCTGTGGCAGGTAACGGGGCTCCATTGAACCTGATGTTTAACCCAAAAACGGCGGATCCGGACATTGACGAACTGGAAGACACGACAATAAAACACTGATCCTTTGACGGGATCAGGAGCTAAATAAATGACATGAAAGGGATTTTGCTTGATGAGAATTACGAACTGGTGATTGATTCGGTACTCGATGGCGGTTTGATCGTTCAGGGTGTTGTGGTTGGTGAAATCGACTATCAGCGGGTTAAAACAATAATTGAAAGCCAAAAAGGCGAAATAAAAGAATACCCCACGCTTGGCCTTGGCATTGATAATTACCTGAAAAGCGTTAAGCGCAGGCAGCAATTTATAAATGAACTGGCAAAGGAATTAAAAACAGATGGATTAAACCCGAAAATTATAGTAGGTGAAGATTTATCGCAATTTGAAATAGAACTATGAGAAAGTTAGAGTACCTGGTTATTCATTGCACAGCTACACCGGCAGGGCGTGAAGTAAGTTCTGAAGAAATACGGCGTTGGCATACTTCGCCACCTCCTGAAGGTAGAGGGTGGAGTCAGGTTGGATATACCGACATCTACCACATTAACGGCGGTGTTGAACGTCTGGTTCAGAATAATGATGACGGTTTTGTTGATCCCTGGGAAGTGACTAACGGTGTAGCCGGAAAAAACAGCATTTGCAAGCATATTGTGTATGCAGGGGGTATGACTGCTGATAATAAAAAGCCGTTTGATTCCAGGTCATTCGCTCAGCAGGAATCGATGAAACGCGATATCCTGGCATTTCACAAAAAGTTTCCTGAAGTAAAGATTGTAGGGCATCGCTACTTCGATAATGGGAAAGCGTGCCCAAGTTTTGACGTTCAGGCGTGGTTGAAATCAATCGGCATAAATCAGACTTTATTATGACGGACTGGATTTACAATCACCTGTACAATTGGTTATGCGGTTTGTTCTTTGCAATAATCGGGTATTTTGCCGAAATACAAGGCGCAATTCATGTGATGTGGGCCGCGCTGTTATTCGATTTAATTGCCGGTTTAGCTAATTCAATGATTAAAAAGAAAGAACGGTTTAGTATGACCAAATTTTTTGTAGCCATTGTGAGGGCCATTGGTGCAAGCGTGTTGGTTGCTTTGCTGTATGCAATGGATAAAGAGATGAACCAAAAGATTGCCGCCAGTTATAATATTGCGGCATGGCTTATTAGCGGATTTTACGTATGGAGTGCCTCTGAAAATATGGATCAACTTACCGGAGGCCGCATTTTTGGAATATTGAAAGGCTTTATAGGTAAGAAAATTGAAAAGGATACAGGAATCAATTTAAACGATGATACAATGAAAAATGTAGTTAAAACACTGATTGTTACATTGCTTTTACTGACCGGTTGTAAAAGCTCAAGTAAGCTTGTTGAATCGGCAGTTACGACATCTAACGAACGTATTGAAGTTAATACTTCGATGACAGAAAAGAAGGACTTAAACGTACAGAAGGCCGTTTCGACTGACATGGAAACTACAACCGAAGAAACGATTACTGAGTTTTATGCTCCCCCTTCGACAGGCTCAGGGGACGGCGCAATTACCGGAAGTGTGGATAAAGGCCCTATTAAGGCAATACGAACCGTAAAGACCACGACTAAGAAAAAGGATGCGGATAACAGTACAATTACCGATAAAGGGCAAAAACAGGAAAACGTAGATCAAGTCCGAAATTTGCAATTTAAAGTCAGAAGTGAAAAGAAAGAAGTCATAAGAAAAGGAATTGCGCAATGGAAGGTTATTGTTGCCTGTATTGCGCTGATTTCCGGTGGCGTATTGTACGTTTTGATACGAAAAAAAGTAATTGAGATACCACTTTTAACAAAGTTACTGAAATGGCTAAAGTCGTTGTTTTAGAAGAGCAAACGCTGTTTGATATTGCGGTTCAGGAGTGTGGCAGTATTGAGGCAGCTTTTGAACTTGCTGTGAACAACGGTTTGTTTGTGACCGATACGGTGAATGCCGGTGGCGAAATAACCGGCGCGGCAAAAGTAAAGGATGCGGTAGCTGATTACTTTGCTGTTAATCGCCTTAGGCCAGCGACAAGAATTAACGATTTTGAGTTAGACAGGGTTTTTGGGAACGAATTTTCATTTGAATTTTCATAACATGGCACGAACACTTGACGAAATAAAACAGGCAATCCGAGCTGATTTTGTGGCAAACATCACCCTTCAGGAAGCTTACGGGCTTGATCCGGCAAAAACGTTTGATGAGCAATTCTCGAAAGTTTCGCTTGAGGCGGTGTTTACGTTTATTGTTGCTTCAGCAATTTACCTTTTTGAACTGATTGTTGATCAGAAAAAGGCTGAAGTTGAGAACATGGTGGCCGTGGAAATGCCGTTCTCCATTCCCTGGTATTACGCCAAATCACTGGCCTTCCAGTTGGGCGACTTGGTAACATTCGACGAAACTACTTACAAATTTGCTTATCCGGTAATTGATGAAACGAAGCGGATCGTTAAGTATGCCGCTATCCGGCAGCGTGAAGTTTCGGGAGTTACCAGGCTTCAGGTATTTGCATCGAAAGCCAATAAAGCGGCATTGACAGCCAATGAGCTGAATGCTTTTAAAGCCTACATTAAAGGCATTGGGGCGGCTGGAACTCACTTTGATTTTGTGAGCCTGGCACCCGATCAGCTTACTATTAACCTAACGGTGTACTACAATCCACAGTTGATTGGTGGTGACGGTACATCAACTTCAGGCGGAAATAAGCCGGTGAATGATGCAATTGATAGTTACCTGGGCGCGATTAAGTACGGCGGTGCATTTAATCGAACAAAACTGATTGACGTGGTGCAGGCCGCTTCGGGCGTTTACGACGCCGTTTTGGGCGATGTACGCATGAATGGTGATTTGGTGAATACCCAAAGCTTTGAAAGCCCAAGTGGTTTTTATGTGGCTGCAACTGTAACAGCAATTTATATCCCCAGCTATGAGAGTTGATCTTGGAAAATTTGTGCAGATGTTTTTGCCTTCGCGTTGGCGCAATATACGCCTTATTGAATGGATCAGGACATACCTGATGCAATTGCCAGGCTTGCAAACAGATTTTAATGTGTGGGCTGAAGAAATGAAATTCAGAGGCAACGTGAATGCTTCGGTATTGAGCCTTCAGAAACTGATAGAGCGCGAACTGAATGCCCTGGTGTCGATTGAAGAGATGGACGGAAAGCCGTTCGACTTCATGGTAAACGTTGCCGGAAATGTTGACGAAAAACAGTTAAAAGACTTGATCAATCGCTACAAGTTAGCCGGAAAATCATTTACGTTCCGCATTGGATCAGTAAGCTATCAGGTTGAATTCAGCAATCATGTTTGCGAGGATCTCGTTTCTGATTTAACTGCTGAGTTTATCGACCATGTTTGCGAAACGAACCTTACAATATTACTATCGGCGTATGTTACCCCTACCAAATTTTATTTATACGCCAGTCAGACTCTTGAGTATGACATCAACGTCAGCGGTGAAGTATTTGGCCGCGATGCTGCCGGTGCCGAGTTTTATGGCGGATCGTTTTATATTGACATGCTGGCCGGACAAAAAAAAGCCAATGTTGACGTGACTATACAGGCCGTTGAGGGCGCTCATTACTACGTTTATAAAAAACTGCTGACGATAACCAAACTGCCTGATGACATTTATACCTACGAGTTTACAGATTTATCAACAGGAGAACAGCAATAATGAACACAGGAAAAGAAAGAAGTTTAACGGTTAAGATTACCAAATCGATAGCCGGTTACATGCAGGACGGATACCCGCATACCTACTACGGAAGGAATGAATTTACGTGGAATGGTACGGTTTACCCAGCCATTACACCGACAGAAATGGGCAAATTGCCTATTGACATCTACACGGCGCGCCTGGAGGCGTTTAAATCGTTTGTGGAGTCAATTGAAACGGGTTTGGATATTGATACCATGACCGTGGCCGGTGGTGAAGCCTACCGAACTAATTTGACAGCGTGCCCGATTTAGAGGCCTCCCCCTAGCCCCCTCCGAAAGAGGGGAAAAAAAGGCGCTTTTATGAATTGTAAATAATCAAATTGTAAATACTCGAATTATGTGGAGTTACGATCAGATAAAAAACAAGATAGTTGAATTGACCGGCAGAGCCGGTAAGAACTCGATCAGCAAAACCGATGTTTTTGGTGTAATGACTGAGATGGTGAACCGGCAGCAAGCTGCGGAGTTAAATATGTCGAACCTCACGATACGGAAGATTTATGCCAGCGTTGCGGCCATGAATGCCGATGTTGCTGCTCCCATAGGCGATGACGGAGAAAAGATACGACCGGGACAGTTGGTGTCTATACAGAATGAGGCGGATTCTACAGAAATGGGTAAGGTTTACCGATACACGGGAAGTGCCTGGGAGTATGTGTGTAAGATTGGGGATTTGAGCCAGAAGGCTGATAAATCGGCTGTTGAAAAAATTTTTAAGACGCTTGATTCGTCTCAAATTAGTAACAGGTATAATGTAACAGGTTACTATACCACAAGCGGAACAGTAAGTACTGATCCATATAATCGTCATACGCCTTTATTTAAAATTGGAATTGGCCAGAAGATTGATTATTCATTGTATGGGCCAACTGGCGTAGCTTTAATCGCTGCGTTTGACAAAGACTTAGCGTATGTTTCTGCAAATTCGTTGCTTGCAGATGGAACTACAAAAACCGGAACGTGGGAAGCTACTGCCGGCACTTGTTTTGTAGGGTTTTCTGCTCAATCTGATGCAAAAATGAGCTTATATGCTTTGCCTGACAATTTGATAACTTCCGCAAAATTAACGGCAAATTTGCGTAAGTCCTTATTTGAAATAATGGACAGTTCGCAAATTGGAAGTGCTTATAATACGGTTGGTTATTACAATCCAAGTGGGGTTATTGTAACCGGATTTATGAGATTGACCCCATTATTTAAAATTGGAATTGGTCAAAAAGTTGATTACACACTATTGGGGCAATCCGGCGCATTATCGGTTATCGCAGCATTTGACAAAGATTTAAATTATATTTCAGAAAATTCGCTTATCGGAACGGGTGCAACCCAAACCGGAACATGGACGGCGGGAGCAACAACGTGTTACGTCGGTTTTTGTGCAAATAACGATTCATTAATGACAATATCCGGGTTACGGAATGTATTATTGCCCGACAATTCTATTACCCCCGCAAAATTAACGGCAAATTTGCGTAAGTCCTTATTTGAAATAATGGACAGTTCGCAAATTGGAAGTGCTTATAATACGGTTGGTTATTACAATCCAAGTGGGGTTATTGTAACCGGATTTATGAGATTGACCCCATTATTTAAAATTGGAATTGGTCAAAAAGTTGATTACACACTATTGGGGCAATCCGGCGCATTATCGGTTATCGCAGCATTTGACAAAGATTTAAATTATATTTCAGAAAATTCGCTTATCGGAACGGGTGCAACCCAAACCGGAACATGGACGGCGGGAGCAACAACGTGTTACGTCGGTTTTTGTGCAAATAACGATTCATTAATGACAATATCCGGGTTACGGAATGTATTATTGCCCGACAATTCTATTACCCCCGCAAAATTAACGGCAAATTTGCGTAAGTCCTTATTTGAAATAATGGACAGTTCGCAAATTGGAAGTGCTTATAATACAGAGGGATATTATTTTTTTTCAAATGGAACAATTGCCCCAACATATCAAAGGCATACGCCTTTATTCAAAGTTGCAACTGGGCAAATAATAAATTATATTTTGGCAGGAGTTGCGGGAATGGGATTAATCGCAGCATTTGACAAAGATTTAAATTATATTTCTGCAAATTCATTAAATGGAACGGGTGCAACCCAAACCGGAACATGGACGGCGGGCGCAACAACGTGTTTCGTCGGTTTTAGTTCAACATCGGACGCATTAATGGTATTAAATAAATCTGCAAAAGAAGCGGATATTATTTTGCCGTCAATAGTTCCTATATGCATTGGGTTAGAATTGAATATTTACAATAATTCGTTGCGTGCAATAACAGATAATAAAGAAAAATACACACGTGTAAGAATGATTGCAACAACCGCACAACAAGCAATGCAAAAGTCAGACAGGTTTAATTTCTACCACGCAACAACACTAGGGGATTATACAGCAACTGCATATCAAGAAACATTAACAGGAGATGTGATTGACAGTAAATCGTTTACAATTAAATGTATTGATAAAAAAATATTGATGACAAAAAGCCGTCTTAATATTTTACCTATCGGTGATTCGATAATGGAAATGGGCTATTATATGCGAGCAATACAGGACAATTTTAAAATTGCACAAACCGCAGGAGGTTCTGATATTCGATTTATTGGAAATAAAACCCACAATCCACAACCCGACATTAATTCATTAGGAAATATCTATGACGAGGGGCACAGTGGTTGGGCAACCCCTCATTTTGTTGCAAACGGGCGGCACATTGGAGACAGCATGGATGGTGATAACCCTCTTTGGAATGCAGCATATCCGGGCGGAGCGGACATTGATTTTGTAAATTATATCAGCAATTTGAATTTATTGTCCAGATATGTATCAGACCCAATTGACACAATCGATGCATTTATGATTGTGTTAGGAACTAATGACCCCGGATATTGTACATTGTCGCAATACATTGCAAATATCAACACATTGATTTCAAAATTGTGGCGAAATTATCCCGATGCAATTGTTTTAATATCGTCAATTTTTCCGATGGGTATTGATTCGATTTCAAAAACAACCCGGATTACATGGAATGCCGAATTAATAACCCAATTTGAAACGGTTATACAAAATTCGACAGGGCACGGACGGGTTTATTATTGCCCAGCACATTATTCTATGGATAGGGTTATTGGCTATAACATAACGGGAAAATCAAGAATACCGGGCGAATATACTTATCAAAGTGATGGTAATAATTATAATTTACATCCGTCATTAATTGGAGGTCTCCAGTTTGGAGATGCTTTATTTTCCGCAATTCAATACGCATTACAACGTCATAAAACATATTTGGATTCTATCTAATAAACAAAATAAATTATAAACAACCGGGGGAATTAAAATAGCACAAAAAAGGCGAGAAGATCTTCTCGCCTTTTTATACCTAAATTTTAACTAGTCTGTAATATTTAGCCGTTTTCATTTTCTTAAAATTATTTCCTTTTTTTATTGAACTTTTTAACAGTGTATGCTTTTTAGTGAACTGCGATATTTCAAATTCAGTCTCACTAATTATATTATCGGAGTTTCCCCATTCCATATATTGAGATATTATTTTTCCATCTCCTGTTATAAACTCTAACGTGCTTGGTTTAAAATAAATTGCACCCTCAGGTATTGTTAATTTTATCATTTTAAAGTGGTTTTTAAAGTTTTATCAAGAAGGTTATGATGTGTTTCCCAATAGTATTCGAATGAATACTTTAAATCCCATTTTGCCGATGCTTTGAGTTGTGGACTCGATTCGTTTATAACCCGATCGGCAAAATTTAAAAACTCTACTAATTCAATCTCGAGATTACTAAGGAGTTGTAAACACAACTCTTTCTCATTTTTTGTTATTTGTTTTTCGCTAAAAACTTTGTCAATATAATTTTCTTTTTCTTCCTGTGATAAAAGAATCCATTTGTTATCCATTTTAAAGGGTTTAAAGTTTGAACAAATATAGGTTATCTGCCCGATTTAAAGAACCGTTTACCGGCTTCGTTGGCAGCTGATTGTTCGGCCAGGCGGATGATGTTGCGCGATAGATCATTGTCTTGTTGCTTGCGTCCGTTTAAAACAGCGGATACATGAGAGTTTGAGCATTTCAACAGTCTTGCAATGCGTTTTTGTTCGCCGGTTGGCATGCTGTTGATAAGGTCGAGGCGGCGCTGGCGGGGTTTTTGTTCTCGTTTCATAATTGTTGATTTGAACCACATAGGCACATTGGTCACATAGAAAAAAAACTATGTGTTCCAGGTGTCTATGTGGTTTTAGTTTTGTATTCGAGTTCCATTTGGTTAATGGTTTCTTCAGCCTGGAGCCAACCAGGGAAACCTCCAAGGTTCTTATCATCGATGTATACATGCGCGTAGATTTTGCGGCTGTTGTTGTTGTACAGCGCGGTTTGATCAGGGTGATTGTCGTTTACGCGGTGAAACGGTATGCAATGCTGAAGCAGGAAATTTACGGCTTCCAGGCATTGCTCACCCGACCGACATGTATTGATAATAAGGTAGTGTCCTTGCTGGTATAGCCGGTTGATTACTTCAGCGGCATAGGGCTGAAGTCCGGTGATGGCTGGGAATTTTCCGCGCGAGATGGTTCCGTCGAAGTCGATTGATATGATCATGATTTACAATTTTTGTTTTCGCGTGAAAGCACCCAAATTATTAATATTGTGAAAATAAGATTAATGACTGCTAATACTGCAAGTGCAGTAATTATTTTATAGAAAAGTATCATAAATTAAAATTTTTAGGTTATTGAAAAAGTTTTGGCATTTGTGGCGGTGTTGGTTTTACTTGCTTGGCCTTTTTCTTATCGACTGGGCAACCCAGAGATTCAAGCATTGTATCAACCGTGTATTCTGCAGATTTAGCAGCCATGAGTGCAGTTTGGGAGCGTTCTTTATAGAAAGCTTTCTGAAGCTTTCTAATTTCTGATACTTTAGAGATGAATTCTTGCATGGTTAATGTGTTTTTATGAAAATGTTGAAAAAAATATTGTCCAATAAACCGGGTATAAGCTGGAGGAATGGCTTCCGCCATTTCTTCTTTTGTCATCCAATCTATACCCATTGCGTTGCTCCATACTTCGGTGACGTTTTGTCCGGGTATCTTGAATTTTGCCCCCCCCGTAACCTGTAATTGCCCCTTTCCTAACACCTGCGCGTAGTCCCCGGCTTTTACCGTTCCTATTTTATGCGGCATAACCGGGTTAAGCATGAACCAATTGACCAGTTCGAATTTTCGTTTGCGCAAAACTCCTAGTTTGAACATGTCGCCACGTAGAATGACATCGCCGCAGATTGGCGCAGGCATTACGTTTTCGATAACCGAAGGCATTCCTGAAGCATTGAAAAGCAGTTGAATGTCGGTTAGGTTATCTTTGTATTTCTTACCCTTAAGGCGAAATTCTACCGTTGATGTTGTATATTCCTGACAAGGTGGTGAAGCATGATAATGCGTGAATTGTTGCCATTCTTGCATAAAAAAATCAGAGGCATCGGCTTTTACAAATTCAAAAGGATAGTTTGGCTGTGGATCAATATCAACGCCAACGATTTTTATTTTCAATCCAAGTTCTTCGGCGGCTTGTTTGTAACCGACTGAGCATCCGCCAGCCTTACAGCATAAATCAAGTAATCGTATTTCTTTCATGGTTTAAAAATTTGTCCCTGCCCAGGAATCGAACCTGGGCTGAACCGTTCAGGGTTTAGTAATTTATTGCTGCGTTCCAGCAGATTATTTGACCGTCGAATGGTTCGGAATTGAACCAACATTCAAAATCATCGGAGCTAAGACCGTCGTTGAGTGCAAGAACTTTCAGTTCTTCGAGTCCTAACGCTTTGTCATTAACCATAAAGGAGAATAATTCAAGTTTAAAATCGAACGTTTTTTCGACCAGTACCGGATTGGCAAATTGATGTTTTGGCGATGCGTAAGGCTTGTCAGTCCAGACTTTTGGTTTAAAATAGTCTCCAGCTTTGAAGTTGTGGCCTTTGCGGATTGTGTGCCCTTTGTAGCCAACCTTGTCGAGTACAGAGCAGTCGACAAATGGGCCTTTAAGGTCTTCGGTATTTGCTTTGCCATCTTTTATTAATTGCTTAAGCATTTGTTCGACAAAGTACGTTGGTTCGCCTTTGCGCGGGTGATGTGCCTGGAATACACGGCTGAACATGATTTCTTTCATGGTTGAATTGTTTCGAGTTGCGGGTTGCGAGTTTCGGGTTTGTGGAATAGCTCGTAGCGAAGCTTTTCGACATGACGTGAAAAATCGTACAGGGCTTTGGCAAGGTTATCGCATTTTAGAACTGCTTCAGCAAAATCTTGTTCGGTTTCGAGTTTGCCAATGAGGCGGATTGAGGTAAGGCAGTCGTGAATGCGGAACCTGTATTCGCCATTTTCATATATTTTAGCGTGAAATGCGGCCATGCTGTGAATTGATTCGGGACACAGGAAGCCTTTGCGATTGTAGGGAGCGAATTGCATGTTTATTTTGTTACTTTTTTGATTGTTTCAACTATTAATTCATCAAGGCCACTACCATTTTTCATGAAGTAGACCATTAGTTGAGCAAGTATATCAAGATCCCCTTCGACGTGTATGTGACCGCCTGATCCGTCACTATTTGCTATTATGATAATAGAATGTATATTAACATCATCCATCTTTTTTTCTACAGCAATCAGTTCATCAATTATTCCTTTGTTTGCGTACGACATATTTAAAATGAGTTTAAAGTGTCTGGCATTATTGCCATTGCGCCCGGTAGCGGAATCGAACCGCCTGCCTCTAACTTAACTGGAAAGTGCTCTGCCGTTGAGCTAACCGGGCCTTTGTTATCGATTACCCCTGACAGGGTTTGAAACCCTGTCGGGGGTGGTGGTACAGAATTACTCAGCTTTTTCGAAGTCGAGGTAATAGCACTGCCCCTGTTCAAAAAAATCGGCAGCAGGCGTTTCATAGCTAATATTCAAATATGCACCGCCAGCAGGGGTAAACTTTGCAAACGACTTGTTTTCTTCGCTTCCATCTGTCACAGCCATAAAATCGACTAACTTCTGTTCACTGTCAGGTTGATTTTCAACCTTTACGCATTGAAATTTTGCTCTTACTTTTTCCATTGTATTGAGTTTTAATTCTGGCATTATTGCCATTGTCCCTGTGCCGGACTCGAACCGGCACGTGAACCATTCAGGGTGGTTATTTAAAAACATCAAAATTTGGGGTAAAACTTTTAGATTTAGGAAATTCGGCTGAAGTAATTGAAAGGGCGACGGCATGTTTTTTGCCATCTGGCGCGGTTACCTCGGCCTCGATAAAGAAGGCTGAACGAATTGGTTTATAACTGTTCAGGATGATTTTAACCCCTGATGAAAGTTTCTCGTTATTTTCTTTTTCGGCCAGGTTCTGAAGCTCGATGACGCGGTTGGGTTTAAGATTACCCTTTGCATCTTTTTTCAGCAACTTCTGAATCATATCGACCAGGCGCGCGCTTTTTTCGTCGGTTGCCAGGCTTGCAATAAATTCGGTTACAAGTGAGATACCTTCGTTTACTGTATCGTCGTACTGATCGACTACGCGGTAACCAAGTGTAATGGTGTTCCCGGCATCATCGGAAAAAGAATGGCCTTGCTGGCCGGCTTTGATGCCGTATAGGGCTTGTTTCATTTCGATAAGTGTTGTAAAACTTCCAAAAACCTGTGCTTTTGCCAAACTTAAAATGTTGTTCACCTCCTGAAGTGAGATCATTTGCTCACCTACAGTACGTTTTACAAGGTCTTTGTAAATAGCTATTTCATTTTCTGCGCGTCGCTTTTCAGCTAACTTTTTAGCTTCAATTTTTTGCTCAAGCTGAGCAATCTGTTCCGGTGTTAATTCGTCAATTTCAATCATGATGTTTAAAAATTTAAAGTGTTTAAATACTATTTAAGTGGATGCTTTGCGGTGATGGTGACGGTTGTTTTCTTTTCGACTGAGACCATGCCGGAGCCTTCGCAGGTCTCGCAGGTTTCGGTGGTGTCGTTGGCATAACGACCGTGGCCCAGGTGTTCGCCTTTAATTACGATGTGGCCTTCTCCGTTACAGTCGGTGCAAACGGCTGGCTTTGTGGTTGAGTAGGATGATTTTTTCATTTTATAACTGTTTTAACTGTTCTTCGATTTCTTCCAACTGTTTAGCTGGATTGCGTTCGTTGATAATGTTGTTGAATTGTGCGTAGCTCAATCCATTGATAGCCGGTTTGATGTATTCGTTGTAGATTCTCACACGAATGGTGCATTTGGTTTCGTAGCGTGACAGCAATTCCTGAACTTTAATACAGTTTAGGAGATATCGCTTTTTTCGTCCTAGTTGTAGCTTCAGTTTGTGAGAATCTTCCATTTCAATTCATTGTTGTTAAGCGTTCTATTGCGGCTTCGCGCTGTTTGTCTTTCTTCAGTATCGATTCCATTTTTGGAATGAAGTCGATCATTTCCTGATCGCTCATTTCGTAGAGGCGTTTGCCTGCTATGCGCGGGTTTTCCATGAAGCTATTCACGCGATCCCAGTTGGTTGTATCGATGCCATGTTGCTGAAGCCTTTTTAGTATTGCAGAGCGGTACTGTTTTGTTACTGCGCTGGTAGTGAATTTAGATGGTTGCTGTTGTGTCTTATTTTTGGGTTGTTTCATTGAGTCAACTATTTGCTGCATATCTTGTATCATCCGGTCATAGTCGCGCGGCATGATGTCGCGAAACCAGGACAATGAGGCCGTTTTGTTGTTACTGTATTCGAGTACCAACTCTTCTTTGGTTGTGAAAGGCATTTGCTTCAGGAGACCAAAAAAGCGTCCGTGACTGTTTTTGGTGTTGTTCATGCGTATTTGAGTTTGATACGTTCGCTTTTAATAAGCCTTTTGAGGCGGCGTATGTCCTCGACAACACGTATTGATTTTACATTGTCGGAGTCTTTCAGTTCTTTCTTAATCGGTTCACAATCGGCAAAAATTCGCTCCTGTGTATCTTTGTCGGTGATACCATTTACCTCGCATATTTTTCTAACATCGGCCTGCGTCGCACCAATAAGGTGAATGTATTTGCGGCCAAAACGGCTGTCGATCTCGTCGTATCCGAGCTTATTGAGGCGTACACCGCGTTTGATTTCGTGCTCGAGGTTGTCGGAACCAATGATTACCAGCCCCAGGATGTCTTCGCACTCGTTGAATAAGTGAATTAACGTCCGGAGCGATGATGAACGAAGGCTGTTTGCCTGGTCGAGAATTAATTCGGGCTTGAGGTGAGCCATGCGTTTGAATGTTTCGGAAATGCTTGTAATCATTGCATTTACTGAAGCATAACCGCGAGGCATTTCGGCACCTATTTCGCGAATGATTTCGGTTAAGAAGGCGCGGCCATTCCACTCACGACAGGTAAGCAGGAATACACCGGTACGGCGGTTATTGGCTAAAAACACTGAAGCGGCGGCTGATTTGCCCGAACCGGCTGGATAGGCAATACCCATAAACATTGATTCAGATTTGGCATCGTTCAGCACGTCGGTAACAATGCGGAAATTGGTTGTTTCAGCAATGTTCCAGCGCGATGAATCGAACTCGTAACCCAGTGCCAGGCCGATGGTGGTGTAAATGTCGTCGCCCTCGGCGGCGTAAACTCCTTTGCGGAGTTGAGAAATGGTGGCCTCGCTGATTTTGCATTTTGCGGCCACAGCGCGGTAACTGCCCAGGCGAAGTTTTTCGTCTTCGACCAGTTGCATGATTTCGTTTTTTTGCGTTGCTGTGAGCATTTAAAGAGGTTTTAAAGTGTATTTAATACTGATTTATTTACGTTCGATTGGGCGCCAAGAAGTGACGCATCCGCTTTTGAGGCACAATCCACCTTTGTGGTGAAAACGTCCTGCGGTGTAACCAACAATGTGATCTTCTTTTTTAGTTCTAGCAATGTATGGTGCTTTTTCCCAACCAGTTTCTGCTGGTAGTTCTTCTTCGACTGGAATCCAGCGTTGAGCAAATTCAGCACCTGCTTTAAACATTCTTTCACCAGACCCAATTGTATTACCTCTTTGAAAGGAAAATTCTACTTCTTTTTCAAAAGCTTCTTTTGAAGCCTGATCGATTGTTTTCATAGGTTTATTTTAAAGTTTTTAATACTGATTTCTTATATTGATAGTGATCTCTTCGTCGCCCCATTCTTCGCGAAGGAAGGCGGTTTCGGAGGCTTCATAGTCGTGTTTGCGTATGCGGCCCGATTGAAGGATGCCGATTTCAGGATTAGCCCCACCCCAACCCTCCCCGAGGGGGAGGGAGGAAGAATCATCTTCAATCAATTCGGCAGCGGCTTGCTCCAGTTCGATTTTGGTGCGGTTTAGCTCTGATTTTTTGGAGTTGCGGTGAGTTTTAACCGCTTCACCTATTGCTTTCAGTTTGCCAACGGCGCGCATATCCTTATCGGGGCCGTACTGTTGTGCCGGTGTAACCTGGTAGAATGTGCCCAGGTATGTTTCGCCGTCGTACAGGTGAACGCGGTCGAGGTTATTCACATCGAAACAGTTGGTGAGCTTCACGCCGGTGTAACGTTCGATCACTTCAACATCATCGATGCCGTAATAGAAAGTGGCGTTATCGATTTGCGTCTGGATCATGTTGTTGCGGATTGCAACGCCTTTCCGGAGGCCAAACAGGTAAGCCTGCGTGTGCTCTTCAACTTCGAAAACATTGGGTTTGTCGCTTTCGTCGTGCAACTGGAACGGGCTTTTATCGATTTTGGCGTACTTACGTGAGTAACGAGAGAACGGTGTACTGACGTAACCTTCTAAAATATGATCGGTTTCACGGGTGGCTGCATCGAAATCGAAACCGGCTTTCATGGCCTGTTGGCGCATGGCCGAAACGTATTCTTTCGAGCGGTGAGCCGATCGGCGTGTTGATTTAACACCCTCGCCGTAATAATAGTCTGAATCCATCATAAAAACAGATTGCAGCGTACCCCACCAACGCTCGATGTGTGCTTTACCCTCAGCCTTAACCGTTTGTGTGGTAATTACACCCATGCGCTGCATGGCCGATTCGACGTATTGCCATTCGGCTGTATTGTGACCAGGAAAGCGGTCGTATCGTAACTCGTAAGGCAGGTAACCGGCGTTGTTGACAGCCATTGCCAGGGCATTAATAACGGCCTGGGCTGACTCTTCGTAGCAATACTCGTAACCCAACACCATGCCCGACATGACATCTCGAACAGCAATGATGTACAGGAACTTCTGACCGGTGACTTTGCGGCCAGATTTATCGATGTATGAGCCGCGATGGTCGATGATGTTCACGCGTGTACCGTCGATGTCCCAACAGTCGCCAGCAAATAAGGCTGATTCGGTAGGCGTGTACCCACGGTATTTGTGGTTAAAGCGAGTATTGGCCCCGTAGCGTTGCTCGATGAGATACTGTGTTTTTGGCTGTGCCAGAAAGTCGGATACCCAACGTTGCGACGGTACGTTTGTTATTTGATATTGAGCGCAAATGGTTTGTATTTTGCGCCACATAAATGCGTAAGAATAGTTCTTTTGTGAATCGGCCATCTCGACCAGCCACCCCTGAATAAGCTCGTTGTTGGCGAAAATAGCGCGGTTCTGGTTGCCTTCGTTCTTGGTTGATACCAACTCGACCATTGGAGTACCTTCGGAGAATTCGCGTATTTTATCGCGAAGGTTGCGCCATGTTTTGGGCAGGTACCGAAGTTTACTTACCTCGATTTCGTTAGCAAGGCGTTCGAAAAACGGGCTTTTGCTGTAGCTTATGCCGTTTTGTTTGCAGAATACACTTGCTTCGTGAATGACGGCAGCGGCCTTTGCAAGTTCGACAGGCATAGTTGACAGGTAAAACCGGTAGCGGCTGATTGTTGCGGCGGTAATGATGGTACGTACATCGGTGTGTACTTCGGAAGCGTTATTGATCAGTTCGTTGAGCGATGGCAGACCGTTGGCAGCTGTGCGAGGCAAGGCGGTATAACTGAAATAGCAGCGGTTAAGTATTTGTGTGTGCTGCCAGCTTTGCGTTTTGCCGCTTTTTGCCCGTGCTTTGGCTACACGAAGGTACTCGTTACTGATGCCGCAATGCTTCAGAATGTACTCCTGTGAGAGCCAAATGTTGGATTGATAATTTACTATGTCGCCTGAATTGATCATGCTTTGGTGTATTTCAGTTGTTCCTATCGGGGGAATCGAACCCCCGCGCGAACCGTTTAGGAGAGTTTTTTAATCTTCGATCTTCGTGGTGATCATCTCTGTAACAGCAGATAATCCGTCAATTTTTCGATAAGCCCATAGAGGCCCAGCCGGACTAGTACCAAGCATAATTCCCATTAAACTTAAACCTTTAGTTTCATCAGTAATATCTTTCACTTCGCCTCTAGTGGAAAGAATCATTTCCATATTCATATTTGTGTAAATTGTTCCAGTAGAAGTAATTCCACTAATGATAAAATCAGGAGAGTCGTGCTCGGAGTGTTTTTCAAGTTGTTTGAAAACTTCCCAGTCTGTTACTGTAATGACTATAGCTAAAGAGCCAAATTTTCGAATAAAAACACTGTGTTGAGTTTGCATGATAGCTGTATTAGTTGGCAGTTAATAGCATAAAATGATTGTGAACCTCGCTAAGCATTTCGTCAAGTGTTTTAATAGCTTGTTCTTCATCGAGTGCCGAAACGTCATCGCGTAAAAGAATTAGCATTTGTCCGGCTGATGCAAAAAAAGCCTGTTTCGTTTCTTTTAGCTGAATTGCACTCATTTGAGCAGGATCAAGTTTTACCATTTGCAGGTACAGTTGAAATTGATGTTCGATTGTGAATTTTTTGTCCATGATTAGTCGATTATTGATGAGTAGTATTCTCTTTGAAATTCGACAACATTGAGGCGGTTGTCTTCGTCGTACCGTTCGAATATTGCCAGTACATCATCTTCCATATCTTCAGCTATGGAGTACATGAATTCATCTGGATAATGAGTGCCTTCAATATCGAAGCCTTTGAGATAAATGCTAATTTGTCCGTGCTCAGCAACGGCCTTATGCGTTGCGTTTTGAGCGATAATGGTTTGGTGCATGATTAGCGGTATTTGTTGATGATTTCGAGCATTTGAGTTTTAGTGGCCGATGGTGAAAGCTGGCGAAGCTCGTGAGCCATGTTGAGAGAGTTGCAAACCTGTTGTGATTTCAATGGTGAGGTTCGTTCGTATATAGTGCATATTTGGTCAATCCATTTGTGCTGTGGGTTGGAATCAATCACATGCGATACAGTTGAGCCTCCAGTAACGGTGTATTTTTCCATGTTTAAAATAATGTTGGTTGTTGAGTACTGTGTTTAGGGGTAAATAGCTGTTTACGGATGGGTTGATCGGTGTAACGGCTTGTTATGGTAACGCTTCCGTTTTTGAAGAAACATTTAAGATCGGCAGCGTGGAGGTGATCGATGGCGCGGGTTGGATTGTCCATTGTGTTGCCAAAGCTTACCATGATAATGCCGAATTTCTTTTTGCGCTTTGCAAATTCGACAAGCTCTTTAAGCTGTTCGTAGGTGAAATCCATGTACTGAATGGAGTCGATAACCACATAACCGTAATGGTTTGCCTTTATCTTTTCGAGCATGACATCAAAGGGAAGTGATTCGCCAATAGCAATTTTAGTGCTATTGATGTTGAAGTTTATAGTACGCTGCTGTATTGTTTTGCGCAGGCGTTCCTCGTGAGAGTTGTAGAGAGCTTTGCTGTGTTTTGTAAGTTCTTCCAGGAATTGCAAAACAAAAACCGACTTACCCGAACCCGATGGGCCGTAGCACATCATGATAAACTTAGACTCAACGTCGCCAAATAGCTCGTTGTATTTGCCCAGGTCGACAGTTTCGTACTTCTTTTCTTTCAGCGTTTTGATGCTGACAATGCGGTGTTCGCGCTGTTTACGCGGTTTCTTTTGCTCAGTCATTTCTTAACTTTTTTAGCGTCAGCAATGAGCAAAAGCGTTACGAATGCGGCGATGAACGCCGTAATGAGGTGGTGTGTTTTACCGATAGCTATTGCATAAATAGCGGCTATTGTAAATAGTCCGGTTAAAACTGCCAGAATAACATTAGTGAGTTTCATGGGTTACTTTATTTGAGATACATAGAAATCAATGAGCCCAGCCATGCGGTTGCGAACCGGCTTAGAATCGACTTTAAGCAATTCGCGAAACATGAGGTTGGTAAAATCCTGACCAAGCTGTTGATTGCTTTTAGCCAGGTAGCGTAATGGGTTTTGGTATGAACCCGTGCGGCGGATGGTTGGGAGTACTTCAGATGTAACCCATTTGCGGAATGCTTTGGCCTCTGGCTTGTAACTACTGAAAATCAAATTGTATATGCCGCTTTCATTAACAAATAACATGTCGCGGTTTTGACCTGATGCGTAAACTTTGAGCATCAGCTTTTCATCATCATCGAGTTTCCTTAAAGATGATTCGATTTTCCTAAGATCAAGGGCTTTGCAGACATCAGAGGCGCAGAACCAAGGTTCGTTGTTTACTTTTTCGGTGCGAATTTCGCCGAATTGTGGATGTTCGAAAATTTGAATGTTGCTCATTTGGTGAGTTTTAAAGTGATTTTAAAAGTTTGATCCCGGTGGCCCATCCGATGGGCAGCATCGCGCTTGAGAGAGAACCGGGATTGTCGGTGTGTAAGTGAGATGATAATCTTATTCTTGTGTAGCCAATAGTTCAAGTTCTCTCTTGATCTCGGCTCCTTTCTTTTTGTCAGCAATGCGCTCCGAGCGGGCGATTTTACCCACATAGCTTACACTCACGCCGTGTTTTTCAGCTATTTGCTGGTACACGGTTTTGTTTTTTTTCTTTAATGCTGATGCTAGTGTCATAATTTTGCCTTAGTTTTGTGATTGAATACTGACACAAATATAATGACTATATTCATTTTAACAAACTAATTAGTGAATATTTTCATTTACTAATGATTTTTTTCACTAAGCAAATGAAAGCTATAGACAGATTGTATATTTATCTTGAAAATCAAAACATTAGACCAACAACTTTTGAAAGGGAAATAGGTTTATCAAGTGGATATTTGAGTAATATGAAGAAAAGAAGTGCCGATATGGGCGAATCAATATTGAATAAAGTCATTGAAAATTGTCATTTATTGTCGGCAGGATGGTTGTTAACAGGCAACGGCAGCATGATAAAAAACAGCGATGAATTTGCAATGTCAGCCAAAGAAACTGTAACTAATGCTGAATTGCTGGACCGCATAGAGCGGCTGAGTGCCGAAAAAGCCCGGTTAGAAGACCGTGTAGCGCAATTGTTGGGAGAAAAAAAGACTGAGGCAACTTATGGTTATAATGTTGCTGCCGAACCTGAACTAAAATTTAAAAAGAAATAA